CCATAACAAGCCATCTGTATCGCTGAATCCCTCTGTAATATTTTAACCATGCAGGAAATAAGTCATTATTTGTCGCAATATCATACTCAGACGCACCTTCTTCCAAAGCACGTTTTAATGCTATAATATCACTGCGTCTACCAGCTTGTGGTACTTCTCCGAAACTTATATATGGTTCTAACTGAACTGGAACAGGCGGACCCAAACAGTGCTTACAGGTACACCCAAACACAGGCTTACTACAATAATGTATGTTCTCCTGCGGTGTCCCCTTAGCACCTTCCCAATGAGCCATAGGCAGCATCTTCTTTACTCTTGCAAAGGTCTTTGCATCCGAAAAGAACACATAGCCCTGCCAGTGAGGCGTCCCCGTCGTTGTTGCCAACTCCAGCGACCAGCCCCCGTACACAGCCCCGGGGAAGTCCTCTTCAAATAAAGCCGTTTCTTCGTTATTCAACGTGAAACTCCACCCTCTACACCTTCCGTTACCATTTGCATTAGCCTATATTGTTATTATTAGGACTACCCCAGGCGTTCGTTCGAAAAAAATATTTTTTTGAACTTACCATTTTTTATCAATTCGAGCAACCAAGCGAATTTCACAAGGAGGAACGTCTAATATACTCTTAAACTACCTACTTGACCCCTCAGATAATTAATCTAACAGAAAAAAAATAAATTTTTTTTCAGTGTAAAAATAAATTTTTACACGCGGGTTGGGGGTAATACTAGCCCCAACCCCCGTGTAAAATTCGCAAAAATATTTTCGAACGAATTTCACCCTATTTTCTTTTGAACCTCATATACCACCTATTATTAGTAATTGTTGCCCATCTAACAATGGTCAAGCGCAAAGGAACTCCAATGAGGAAGGCTATTCCAAAAAGGAGAAAAAGAAACGGTACCGTAAAAAGCTCCGCAAATGTTCGCACCGCCGGATTCCTAGGTCAAGAACTCAAATTCTTTGATTCTTCTCGTGCTACACTTGCCCTTACTGCTCCTACTGATGCTACCGGCGGTGAAGCTGACCCAGCCACATTAAATTGTATCTTCGCTCCTACCCAAGGGACCGGTGCTCAGAACCGTGACGGACGCCGTGTCGTTATGAAAAGCGTGCAAATCAATGGTGTAGTTCGTTCCAACATCCAAAGTGCTCAAAGTGCCTTAGATCCTGGTGTTGTTATTATGATTTCACTTGTTTTAGACAAACAAAGTAACGCCGCTCAACTTAACAGTGAGGACGTTTATACTAATCCTGGTGCTAACGCCGAATTAGCTGCTTTTCCTCTTCGTGACCTCGAGAGATCAACTAGATTCAGAGTACTGAAAACTGTTCTTATTGATCAATTACAGAACATGAATACCGGTAACGACGCTGCCGGTACTTTCGATATTCAAGGTAAAGCTGTTCCTTTCTCCTTCTTCGTTAAGCTTAACGAACAAGTAGAATTCGTTGCAAACGGAGGAACCATTGCTGATATCCAAGATAACAGTCTCCACATCATTGCTTACACTACTGATGTTACGTCTGTACCTGCTATTGCATACAATGCTAGAGTAAGATTCATGGGATAGACTTTTTTTATTTTACCGTCAAAGAGAATTTAATTAAAATTTATCCAAATTAAAAATTTGGAGCCTAAAATTCCTATAAAATAATCTTCTCCCAACATTGAGAAGCTCGCCAGCTTCACTTTTACCCCCCTCTTTCCCCCAAGGGGGACTATAACATCATCCAACAAGTTGTATGTATTTTTCTTTAAAATCTAAGATTTTGGGTTACTGTTTCTCAGCAACTAGGCGAGAATGATTCTCCCCTAACTCAGACGGGCCGGGCCACGCGGGGGCCCTAACCCCTAACGTAAAGGCGGGAAATTTAAACTTTATATTTCATACTACTCCCCAAGAGAGAATAAATACATCTCTTGGGTTGGAAACTCATCGTTTCCCATATAAATTACCTCTCCAATTGGAAATGATAACCTTCTTTCCATTCCAGGACTCAATCCGTTCTTCCACCACTTGCTAGGCGGCCAATTACTAGTTATAATGACGTGGTGAGACACGAACGAAAGAGTCCCTCCCTTTGTTTCCACGTTGAGCGGGTATCTGTCAATGAGTCTTTGAATAGCGTCTCTAGACATCCATCCATAGAACTCGTCAATGACGATGGTTCGCTGACCGGTGTATCCATCCCACCAAACACCTCCCATCCTGTCTCTCGGTCTTGCAATCCAATGGGAGTCATTTGCTGATTCAAAAAGAGCTCTGTAGCTCTTACCTGTCCCGGCTGGTCCCCAATATACGACCAAGGTTGTGATAAAGTCTCGTTGGCCCATAACAAGCCATCTGTATCGCTGAATCCCTCTGTAATATTTTAACCATGCAGGAAATAAGTCATTATTTGTCGCAATATCATACTCAGACGCACCTTCTTCCAAAGCACGTTTTAATGCTATAATATCACTGCGTCTACCAG